AATCCGGACAAGCCGGAACCCGATATTGATTTAATGAGAGATTGGGAAAGCGGTAAAGACTCATGATACTTGCAGACCCTAAAACCCATGATGAGTGGTTATCAGCACGTTGTGCAGGTATTGGCGGAAGTGACGCGGCGTGTGTTCTGGGAATGAATAAGTACAAGACAAATGTGCAGCTATGGAAAGAAAAAACCGGGATTACAGTTCCCAAAGATATTTCGGACAAGCCTGCTGTTGCATACGGAAAGCAAGCAGAGTTCCATTTGAGGGAGTTATTTGCACTTGATTTTCCTCAATATGATATTGAATATCATGAATACAGAATGTATGCAAATGACAAATACCCGTTTATCTTTGCAACTCTGGACGGCGAATTGACTGCTGAATCAGGCAAAAAGGGAATTCTCGAAATCAAGACCACAACAATTCAAAATTCTTCTCAATGGGACGAATGGGACGGTGGAGTTCCGCAAAATTATTACATACAGGTATTGCATCAGATGCTTGCTACAGGCTGGAATTTTGCAGTACTAAAAGCACATATCAGGTATTTTAAAAATAATGATATATGCACCGCAACCAGACATTATTTCATTGACCGTAATGAAGTGCAAGAGGATATAAAAACACTCCTCGAAGCTGAAATTAAGTTTTGGGAGCATGTACAAAATAAAACAAAACCGGCGTTGATTTTGCCGGAGATTTAGGAGGGAAACAATGGACTTTAAATTACAAACGGACTTGAACACTTTGCCGTCTGTTATAGAATTTAACTATAGTGAACTAAAAGCCGAGATGACTGAAAGACTAAAATATTACAATAATTTAGTGGTTTCAGAAAACAGCATTAAGTCGGCAAAAGCTGATAAAGCAAATTTAAATAAATTAATAGCAGCCATTGAAAGTGAACGAAAAGAAATCAAAAGACGTTGCCTTGAACCGTATAACGATTTTGAAGCTAAATGTAAAGAACTTGTTATGTTAGTCAAAGCCCCTGTTGTTGCAATTGATAATCAAATAAAAGAATTTGAAAACATAAAGAAGCAAGAAAAATATGACGAACTGAAATCTTGCTTTGATCATTACATAGGAGATATGGCTGATATCATTAAATTTGATAAGATTCTTAATCCTAAATGGGGCAATGCCACAGCAAAAATTGATACCCTGAAAGCGGAAATTGAAAATAATATCGACCATATCAAGAAGGAACTTGAAACGCTTAATACCGAATATGCAGACAAGCCGTATAAAGCCGCTGTGATTTCCGAGTACTGCAAAGAATACAGTACAAGTCAGGCATTGGTATATGCCGCACAGCTTCAGCGTGAAGAAGAAATGCAGAAGAAAGTTCTTGAACAGAAAAAAACGCAACCAGTACAGCAGGAAGTTGTTCAGACTGTTTCAGCATCGCAATCCCAGCAGCCTAAAGAACAGTTGGGAACATGTGCATTTCGTGTAATTGGAACATATAATCAGATTAAAAACTTACGTAAATTTATGGTAGATAACGGTATTAAATTTGAGACGATTAAAACGGAGGGAAATTAAAATGGCAGTAAAAAACAGTTTAGTTAAACCGGGTGGAAAAAAAGTCCCGTTCACAGTTCAGCTTCAAAGCAAAAGTTATCAGAATCTAATTAATACAACACTCCGAGATAAAAACACAGCTAACCGCTTTATTGCTTCTATTACATCGGCAGTGAGTGCCAATCCTGCGCTACAGGAATGTGATGCCGGTTCAATTCTTTCAGCCGGATTACTTGGCGAGGGCTTGAAGCTTTCCCCGTCTCCGCAGTTGGGACAGTATTATTTAGTACCGTTTAATGATAATAAAAACGGGCGAAAAGTTGCACAATTTCAGCTAGGATACAAAGGATACATACAGCTTGCGATTCGTTCTGGTCAGTACAAGAAATTAAATGTATTGCCGATAAAACAAGGAGAATTGATACACTTTAATCCTCTTGAGGAAGACATTGAAGTGCAGTTGATTGAAAATGAAATTGACCGTGAAAATGCTCCTACAATCGGATATTATGCAATGTTTGAATATATAAACGGCTTTAAAAAGGCTATTTATTGGAGTAAAGAAAAAATGGAATCTCACGCTGAAAAGTATTCAAAAGGATATCAAAAGCGTTCCGGTTATACATTCTGGGAGAAAGATTTTGACGGAATGGCTTGCAAAACCATGTTAAGACAATTAATCAGCAAATGGGGTATTATGTCAATAGAAATGGAAAAAGCCGTTACAAATGATATGGCAGTTATTAATGAACAGGGTGAAGCGGAATATGTAGAAACAGTTCCTGAAACCGGAGAAGTTATTGAAACAGAAGAAGTTGTGGAATCAGTCACTACTGAGCAGCCGCCTCTTGATGATTTTTCCAGTATAATGGAGGAATAACGTATGCTGAACAGAGTGATATTAATGGGTCGGCTGACTGCCGATCCTGAGCTAAGACAAACACAAAGCGGTATTTCATTTGTAAAATTTAATATAGCCGTGGACAGAAAATTTAAAAATGATAACGGCGAACATCAAACGGATTTTATTAGTGTTACTGCATGGAGAAAGACTGCTGAATTTGTAAGCAAATATTTTTCCAAAGGTAAAATGATTATTGTTGAAGGAAGTCTGAGAAATAATGACTTTACTGATGCAAACGGCGTAAAGCATTATTCCATGGACGTGTTGGCAGACAGCGTTTCATTTGCAGGCAGCAGGAACGATAATAATTATACTGCAAATACACCGCAAACTACACAGGTATCAAATCCGGTAGAAGATATTTCACTCGGAGATCTAGCCGATTTTGAGGAAGTAATTGCCGGTGATGATCCGCCGTTTTAAAAGTTACAATTTGATTACAAAATAAAGTTAATTGCATATTTTAATGCAAATTCAGCAGTGAATCTGCCCATTAGTGAGGGGGTGAAAGGTTGGAAGAAAAAAGAAGTTTTATACTATACAGCAGTTACATGGAACAATTTAATGAGTTATCAGATGAACAAGCAGGTAAACTTATCAAGGCAATATTTATGTATGCAGAGAAAAAAATTATACCAGAATTTGATGATGGTATGGTAAAAATGGCATTCAGCTTTATAAAAAGCAGGATTGACTTGGATTTGGAAAAATGGAATAAAACTCGTGAAAAACGTTCCGAAGCCGGAAGAAAAGGCGGCAAGCAAACCCAAGCAAATCAAGCAAATGATTCTTTGGTTAAGCAAACCCAAGCAAATCAAGCTGTTAATGTAAATGATAATGTTAATGTTAATGTAAATGATAATGTAATAAATATACCCCCTATATCCCCCAAGGGGGATAAGCCGAAGAAAAAACCTGAAACAGACTCTTTCAGTAAATCTTTTGATGATTTTTGGAAAGCGTATCCGAAGAAGGTTTCAAAGTCTAATGCGTTAAAGGCATGGAAAAAACTTAAACCAAACGACGATTTAGTCAGGGAAATCCTTTCTGCTTTGGAGAAGCAAAAACAATCTTCTCAGTGGCAAAAGGATAACGGACAGTTTATTCCATATCCTACAACATGGCTTAATGGTAAACGTTGGGAGGATGATTTAAATACAGGTGAGGAGGAATCCCATGAACACAATAGCAGACTATACGAAGGACTTCTCTGACGGAAACAAATTAAGCTATGAAGATTTTGCACGTCAGCGCTGCAAATGGTACAACGACACTCAGGGAAATCTTCCATACATAAACTGCGATATCTGCAAAAATAAGGGTTACATTGCAGAGCTTGATACGGATTTAAATGAGATCAGAGTTGAGTGTAAATGTATGTCAAAGCGAAAAAGCATAAAAAATCTTGAACTGAGCGGATTGGGAAATCTGATAAAAAAATATACGTTCAATGCGTATGAGACGTCAAAACCATGGCAATCGGAAATCAAGAAAAAGGCGTTGCTATTTACGGAAAATTCAGGCGATTCATGGTTTTATGCAGCAGGACAGTCCGGAAGCGGCAAGACCCATATATGCACTGCTATATGTACTAGGTTTATTTCAACTGGTAGATTAGTGAAGTATAAAGTCTGGCGCAATTTGTTTCACGAGTTACAAAGTAATCAGTTTGATGAAACAGAATATAAAAATAAATTTAAATCCATTTGCGATACTGATATTCTGTATATTGACGATTTTCTGAAATCCAATTCAAATAACAGTAAGTTCAGTGATGAATTGAATTTTGCATTTGAAATCATTAACAGCAGATATAACGCCAACAAAAAAACAATTATTTCGTCTGAACTGCTGATATCGGATATAAACAAATACGATTCTGCACTGGCTGGACGAATTGCAGAAAAATCAGCAGGGTTTACTATTCAAATCCAGAAAGACGATAATAAAAATTATAGGTTAAGGTGAGGCAGTGAAATACATAATTGACGAGATACCGCCTAGTAATAATAAATTTATAGGCAGGACGAATAAATGGGAGTATCAGGAAAAAAAGAAACATTGGGCGCAGTTGATTAATTTAAAATGCAGACCAAAACCCGAAAAAACGTTTGACAAAACAACAGTAAAGATTACGTATTATTTTCGTACTAAAATAAGACATGACCCTGATAATTACAGCGGTAAGTTTATTCTTGACGGATTGGTCAAAGCCGGAATTATTGCTGATGACAGTTTTAATAATATTAATCTGATACTGTCTGGAAAGTACGATAAGTTATCAAACGTATCCGGAATTAGCCCAAGCTTACAAAAGTATAAAAAGACGTTTAGAGCTGTATGAGGAAACCCATAACACCGAATATCTTGTAGACGTAGCAAATTTTGCCATGATAGAGTACAAATATCCGTCATTTACTAACGCAAAATATATGCCTACTGACAGCGATAAATCACCGGGATTAACTGATGGTATTTCATACAAAGAACTTATGGAGGATTGAAAAATGACAATTAATGAATATCAAAATGAGGCAATGAGAATAGCAAGCGGAATGAATCAAAATTATCCGATAATAGTGAACGGGCTAATGGGATTAAACGGAGAAGCAGGAGAAGCTATTGATATACTGAAAAAACATTTGTTTCAGGGGCACGAATTAGACAAGGAACATCTAGCCAAAGAACTAGGCGATTGTGCATGGTATATAGCTGTTAGTGCTAATGCACTAGGGTATGACTTGGAAGCAATTTTACAAATGAATGTGGATAAATTGCGAACTAGATACCCAGACGGATTCGTAACAGAAAAATCGTTACATAGAATTGAGGGAGATATTTAGAATGTCAACACATAAACGATTTACACGTATATGCGTTTCATGCGGTGTTGAGATGCCGAATTCAGGCAGTTCTAAAAAATATTGTACCGAGTGCGCCAAAGAACGGCATCGCAAAAATAGACGTGAATATATGCGAAATATCAGAAATTCAGGTGAATACATATCTCCTGCAAATGAAGTCAAACGGTCGAGGTCAAATAGCATGAAAAGAATTAACGATATTGCCCGAAATACCGTAAACTATGGAGAATATCAAGCTAAAAGAATGGAGAATTAGGAGGAGTGAGAGGTTTGACTGCTAAGGAATATTTGACGAGAGCAAATAATATTGATTTGGAAATAGATAGTTTAAACATATCTATACAAAAATGCCGTGAACGTGCAACTAAGATTACGAGTGTTTTTTCTGATTTGCCAGCGCAACATAATGGTGATGTATCCGATAAAGTAGGCTTGAATGTGGCTGAGATGGTTGACTACGCTACAAGGGCTTTAGAAATGATGAAAGAGTCTGAGCAACTAAAAGTTGAGATTACGATACAAATATACATAAAATGCCAAATAAGCTATACGCAGCATTATTGATTGATAAATACATATCAAACATGACGTGGCAAGAAGTAGCAGAACATATAAACAAGGAATATGATTACACAAAAGGAGTGCTTCATGATAGGGCTTTATCTAATTTTGCAAAAATAATACAAAACAAATAAATTATATGTTACTTTATTACACTTTTTACCCTTTTATTCAGTAATAAAATATGATATTATAGTACTATAGAAACAGGGCGAAAGCAGCACCGTCCTGTTTCTAACCTCTCTTCTACATTGTTTTATTCCTTGACTACAGCCGTTGAAACTTAGACGGCTGTTATGCAGTCAGTAGTTTCAGTCGGTGCAACTCCGGCAGACTGCGCCAAGCATTAGAGTAGTTTCCGGTTGCAACTATTTAGCCTGATTAGGATACGTCCGAAACGGTAAAACCGGATTAATAGAACCTCACGCACCTCTCAACGATGTGTCCCAGTGAGGGCTTTAAAAATTATTCAAGCATCTCCCCGGAGGTGCTTTTTTCATGACTAAATTTATTATGGTAGGTGGTGATTTTGAATAATGAAAACTTAAAAAAAGGAAATCCAGATACACAGTTCCGAAGCGGTCGTGAAGCGGTCGAAAATGGCAGAAAAGGCGGTAAAGCCTCCGGAATATCAAGAAGTTTTAAGAGTGCGTTAAAAAAGAAGTTCAAGGAAAATCCGGAGCTTTATGAAGAGCTTATAAATATGCTGACAGATGAGGCATTGACTGAAAGAAACCTTAAAGCGGCAGATATGCTGATTGACCTTATGGGCGAATCCGTTCAGCGTGAAAACCATGCTTTGAAGCGTAAAGAATTAAAATTAAAGGAAGATGCTGTTAAAGGCGTTCCGGAAAAATCAGAAGAACCCACGTTATATAAAGCCTTGGAGGACGATACAAAATGACCTTTAAAAAATTATCTCCTAAACAAAAAACCGTTTTCAAATGGTGCTATAAGGACGATTACAAGGCGATTATTTGCGATGGTGCTGTACGTTCGGGTAAAACCATTTGCATGATTACATCATTTATTTTATGGGCTATGAGACGCTTTGACGGCGCAACATTCGGTATATGCGGTAAAACTGTACGTTCGGCAGAACGTAATATTATTATGCCCTTGCAATCAATAGTTGATATTACACATTATTTCAAAGTTACTTATACCCGTTCCGTCAATCTGCTGACTGTTGAGGGTATGGGGAAGAAAAATTATTTTTATGTTTTTGGCGGTAAGGACGAATCGTCTTACATGCTGATTCAAGGCATCACGTTAAGCGGCGTATTTTTTGACGAGGTGGCATTAATGCCGCGTTCATTTGTTGAACAGGCAATAACCCGTACCCTATCAGTTGAACAAGCTAAATTATGGTTCAACTGCAATCCGGACAATCAATTCCATTGGTTTTATACCGAATGGATTCAGAAGGCTGACGAAAAAAATGCATTGCATTTGCACTTTCTTATGTCAGATAATCCTATTCTCTCCCCTGCACAATTGGAATCTGCTGAAAAACAATTTACAGGAGTGTTTCATGACAGATATATTAAGGGACTGTGGGTATCAGCGGAGGGGGTTATTTACAAGCAGTTTGCAGACAATCCGGAGGAATTTATTATTGATAATCCCCCGGATGATATCATGTACTGCAATATCGGCTTTGACTTTGGCGGCAACGGTTCCGCTCATGCCGGAATATGTACCGGATTTTCAACAGCTTTGCAAAAAGTGATAATACTTGAAGAATATTACCGCAAAGAGGTTATAACGCCTGTTCAGCTTTATGAAGACATCATTAATTTTATACGCAGATGTCAGAGTAAATACAATGTTTATGATATTTATTTTGACAGTGCAGAAACGACACTCATAAAGGGCATTAAATCTGAACTAATTAAAAAACAAATACCGATAAATCCGCACAATGCCAGAAAATCTGAAATACTTGGAAGAATTCGCTTTACCAATCAGATTATGGCGCAAAACAGATTTTTTATTATGAATAATTGTAAGTACATCATACAAGCTTTTCAGTCGGCTGTATGGGATTCAAAAAAGATTGATGATGTCCGTCTTGACGATGGAAATTTCAACATTGACAGCCTTGATGCATTTGAATACAGCGTTGAACCGCTGATGAATGATATTATAGAGATTGGAGGATTAAATGTCTGATGAATATTTTACAAGACGCTAAACAAGCATTTCCGAATCTGGAAATTCTGAATCTTACAGATAATTACAAGGATATGGGACTGCACAAACATATATTTCAAAATAATCCCCCATGGCGGCGCACAAGAGCTTCCGGACTATACGCTAAAGGATTTCGTAACAGAAAGCTTCTGAATGCAGCTAAAGTTATATGTGATGAATTTTCAGCTATGACATTTTCGGAACAGGTTGAAATAACTCTTGACAATGAAGCGTATCAGGAATACATAAATGGTGTACTGAATAAAACTGGATTTTGGCGCAAGTTTCCTGAGATTTTGTCTTATGCCTATGCAATGGGCGGTTGTGCATTAAAAATTTATGCTGATAATTCAAAACCAATGATTGACTATGCACAGGCTGAACATTTTCTACCTGTAGGTTGGACAGGCGATACTGTAACTGAATGCATATTCCGCACAACTTCTTATAAAAACGGTAATTATTATACCCTTATGGAAAAACACGGGACTAATAAAAAAGGCATTACTGTAATTGAAAATTCAGCATACAAAAGCAGCATAAAGGACAGCCTTGGGACAAAATGCGCTGTTTCTGAAATGTTTCCGTCTCTTACCGATTACATTACTTATGATAATATACAGATTCCTATGTTTTGCTATTTCAAGCCCTGTGTATCAAACAACATCGAAACGGATTCCCCTCTTGGCTTATCGGTTTTTGCCAATGCTGTTGATACTCTTGAAACGCTTGATATTGCGTTTGATAGTTTCAGCCGTGAATTTATCTTGGGCAAAAAACGAATTATTGTTCCGGCTCAATGTATAAGAACTGTTGTCGACCCATTGACAAACAGTATGCGCCGCTATTTTGATGCAGATGATGAAGCATTTATAGCTTTAAAAACAGAAGAAAATGAAACGCTGAAAATTACTGATAATACAACTGAACTGCGTATCGAAGAACATGTATCCGCTATTAACGCTCTGCTTAATATTCTTTGTTTTCAGATCGGATTGTCCGCCGGTTCATTTTCGTTTGATTCAGTACAGGGCATGAAAACTGCCACCGAAGTTATTTCACAGGACAGTAAAACGGCAAGAACTATTAAATCCAATAAAAATATAATTACCGAAATGCTTGAACAGCTTGTACACAGTCTTATTGCATTAGGTACGGCTCTTGATCTTATTCCTGTAAAGGAATATGCTGTTACTGTAGGTTGGCAGGATAACATTATTATTGATGATAATACTTTGATTGACAACAATATAAAACTTACGCAAGCAGGCTTAAAATCAAAATTGAATGCTATTATGGAGGTTCAAAAATGTGACGAAGAAACTGCGCAGCAGGAACTTGACCGTATTTCAAAAGAACAGTCGGTAACGGGAATTGATATTGACGATTTTCTGAATGGCGGTGAAAACAATGACAAAACTGGAGATGATGCGGCTCAGTCAAAGTCTGAGTGATTTATACACAGGACTTGAAACCGATCTTATTGCTAATATCGCCGAATATTTAGCTGCCGGAAATATTGACAGTCCTACAGCACAGTGGAAAATACAGATGCTTGCACAGCTTGGAGCGCTAGACAAATCAAACATAAAAGTTATTACAGAATATGCGGGAATCGCTCCGGATATGCTGACAGAAGTTCTTGAAACCGCCGCACTTTCTGCTGTTGAGGAACTTGAACCCGGTTTTCAGAAGCTTGCAAGGAACGGTATTATAAACGGTACGGAAGTACCAATTGAAAAAACCATGGCAAGAGCGCTTACCTCTTATCAAAAACAAGCAAAACAGTCTCTTAACATGGTTAATACTGTTATGCGGTATAAAGCAAAATCAGCAGCACAGAAAATTATCAATGATACTGCTGAACTTGCCGAAAAGCAATCTTTTATTAATACGCTTAATAAAGCGACCGGAAAGGTTGTAACAGGTGCAGAAAGCAGACAGGCAGCTATGAGGCAATGTATCAAAGAAATGTCTGAAAAAGGCATTCCAGCATTTGTGGATAAGCTAGGAAGAGAATGGTCTCCAGAAGCTTACATAAACATGGATATTCGTACAACAGCAAATAATGTTGCCCATCAGGCACAGTTTGACCGTATGGAGGATTACGGGGTTGATTTGATTGAAGTATCAAGTCATGCCGGAGCACGTCCTAAATGTGCAGAAGATCAGGGTAAAATATTCAACCGTAAGAACAAAGACGGTTATACAATCGACCTGCATGGCAGAAAAATAAAATATTATTCATGGAAAAAATCAAGCTATGGAGAACCGAACGGAATTCTTGGTATTAACTGCGGACACCATATTTATCCTTTTATTCCGGGCATTTCTTATCAAAAATATTTTCCGTATGACGAATACGACAATCAGGAACAGTACAAAAAAGTACAAGGGCAGAGAGAGCTTGAAAGGCGTGTGAGAAAATCAAAACGTGAATGCATATCGCTTGAATCTGTCGGCGATACTGAGGGACTGAAAAAAGCTAAAGAAACGCTTAAAACACGGCAGCAAGCACTTAAACAATATTGTACCGATAATGATTTGAAATATAAGCCCGACAGAACAGCGGTAGTTAATTATAAAAAGTCTGTTGCCGGATTTACCACATCTGATAAGAAAAAGCGTATTGCGGAAATCAAGACGAAATCTGTTGACAATTCCGGTGGAAGTGGTATAATAAAATTAAAAGATTGCAATAATTTTTCTCATATAGAAAATAATTTGTCTAAAACATATAATATTGAATTAGATAATTCTGTAAAAAAATTAAATTTTGAAACTTGCAAATCAGTTTTACAAGGAGCGGTAACACTAATATCTGAGTATCCGGAATTGGGACGTAACTTACAGAAAGTCACAACATCAAAATATGGTGTAATGTGCTGTACCGGCAAAGAAATTTGTTTTAATTCTAAATATTTTAAAAGTTCAGATAATTTATCTGAAATGTGTAAAAGTCAATCAACCGCGGGATTTTGGGCAAAGAACAGTTCCCCAGCCTCAATAGGAGTTCATGAAACTGCACACGCAATTGAACAATTATTGATAGACCTGAATTCAAGCTATGATTATGATTGGCAAAAAACGCTTGCGTGGAACGATTGCACCGAAGCAAAGATAATTGTTTCACAAGCAATAAAAGATGTTAAGAAAACTGCTTATGGCAAAGGCAAAACTAAAGAAGAACTCGTCAATGCAATTTCACGATATGCCTGTAAAACTTCATCTGAAACAATGGCAGAAGCCTTTGCAGATGTATATGCTAACGGAGATAATGCGAACCCTTTGTCTTTAATCATAAAAAAATTAACTCATTCTCAATATCTGAAATATAAGAAAGGTGGTAACTGAATATGATGGTTGAACCGACTTGGTGGAAATATGCAATATTTAATGATAACGGCTTATGTGGAATAGCAGATAATGCTCCTGCAGAAGAAAAGGAAAAATACGATCAGTATGTTGCTGAAAAAGAAGCATATATAAAAGCTGGAAAGCCTATTCCTAAATAATACTGCCGTTCATTGGCATAATATAAGACAAACAACCGCTCTGTTATGGCAGGCGGTTTTCTTATACCTGAAAGGCGGTGGTTATACTGGGCATAGGTGGCGTAACGATATTTTAATATATTAATAAGCATCTCGAAAGAGGTGCTTTTTTAATGCTCAAAATCAAAAATAACCCATCGAGCAGTTAACTGAAATTTAAGTTAATTTTGCCCGATATGTTCCGTGCGGTCACGCACTGTCCTAAGCATGACATAAAACTGCTTAGAAATTTTATGGAGGTAATTTTATGGAAAATGAAACAAACGTAAACGCGCAGCAGCCGAACGAACCTACTAACACGGAGCCTGCCGGGGCTTCAACCGGTGGAGGTGATCCTAAACCTACTACCCCTGCACAAAATACAGAATCCAATAAAGAGCCGCAAAAAGCCGATGAAAAAGACGATACGCTTTCATCTGAGGAACTTGCTGAATTCCGCAAGTGGCAGGAATCCCAGAAATCCGATGCAGAAAAACAGGCGGCGGCAATCGGCAAAGCTGAAAAAGCACGACTTGCAGCGGAGGAAAGAGCAGCGGCGGCAGAACTGAAATTAACGGCTATGTCAAAAGGTGTTTCCTCTGAAGCTTTGGGAGATGTTATTGCTCTTGCTAAAACCAAAATCACAGACAAGGTCACAGCCGAACAGGCTATTGATGAAATTATCAAAAAATACCCTGCATTTACTGAATCGTCAAAACCGGGTATTACAACAGGAGTCAGAACAGGAGGTAATACTCCCCCTGTATCTTCTGCAAAAGCTATAGACATTATAAGAGCCGAACAGGTTAAAAGAAAATAAGGAGGTAAATTTTTATGCCATACTTAAAAGACGAACTTTCCGGTTTTATTCCGGAAGAAATTTCAAGCGAAATAATTAAGGACGTTGCAAGAGGTTCAAGTATTATCAGACTTTCAAAAGCAGAGGAAATGAAAACAAACGAGAAGAAGGTTCCAGTAATGACTTCCGGCGCAGGAGCTTACTGGGTGGGTGAAGGCGAACGTATCAAGACTTCCGGCGCAACATGGATTTATCCAAAGTTAATTGCCAAAAAGCTGGCTGTTATCATTCCGGTAACAAAGGAAAAACTTGAAGATACTACTATTGACGTATTTTCAGAACTGCGCCCAAGTATTTCAGAAGCGTTTTATAAGACAATTGACGCCGCTTGTATTTTCGGTACTGATTCCCCGTTTGAGACATCTCTTTTCGGTAAAATTTTAGATGCCGGCAATACGATTTCCGCAACAGACAAAATTGACATTGACGTTTCAGATCTTATGTCAACTGTTGAGGAAAATGGATTTGACGTTAACGGCTTTACCGCAACTATTGGCGTTAAGGGCACTTTGAGAAAACTCAGAGACAATAACGGTGCGTCTCTTTTCATTGAGGGTACAAATCAAAAAGAATTCTACTCTCAGCCTATTGAGTTTGTACGCAACGGAGCATGGGATAAAGAAAAGGCTGTCATTATCGGCGGAGAGTGGAAGTACTCACTTTTTGGTATGAAACAGGGCATTGAATTTGAGATACTCAAAGAAGCAACCCTTCAAAATACTCTTGATGCAGACGGTAAACCTATTTCTCTTGCTGAACAGGATATGGTTGCTATTAAGGCTACTATGCGTGTAGGGTATCTTTGTGTTAAGGAAAATGCTTTTGCCGCTGTCGTTCCTGCTGCTGAAACAACTCCTGATACTACACTATCAAGCCTTTCTATTGGTTCGCTTAATCTTTCCCCTGCTTTTAATAAAGATACAACTGCCTACACTGCATCAACATCTAATGCAACTAACACTATTACAGCAGTTCCGTCTGATTCAAACGCGGTTGTTGAAATTAAGGTCGGTGAAACTGCTGTTGATAACGGTGGTTCTGCAACATGGGCAATCGGTGAAAATACAGTAATAATTAAGGTTACAAACGGTTCTTCCGAAAATACCTATACTATTGCGGTATCAAAATCATAATGATCAACTTCTATAAAAATACATGGCACGGTTCATTTGACGGTACAGACGAGGAGCTTTCACTGCTCCTCTCACGTTGTACCGATATTGTAAACAATGCAATAGCTTTCAGCGGTTATACAGTCGATACAGTACCGGATATTTTTAAGGCAAGGGTAAGCAAGGCAGTTTGCGCCCATGCCGATTACATAGACAATAACGGCGGTATTGACAGTCTGACAGATAATTCATATAATTCTGTTTCCTTGGGTAAATTCAGCTATTCAACTGATACCTCCGGCAATAAAAATAACGGCTCAGTTACTTTGTGCCCTTTGGCGCAGGGATATCTTGCACCTACAGGATTGCTTTACAGGGGGGCGGCGGTATTATGAGACCTATACCCAAAAGACTGCTGATACATACGGCTGAATTAAAAACTGTAGGTATAAATAATACGTGGCAGGACGAGAAAATTACCGATATGACAAAGCTTAAAAAAATCCGTATAGAGCCTTGTTCAAGACTTGTCACAGCTAAAGACAACCGACAAGTATCATTGTCGGCTGTTCTTTTTTATGACTGTAAAAACAGCCGTCCTAAAAATCAGATTTTCAGTCAGGGACAGAAGGTCATATGGAACGGCACTGAACACATTATCGAAACTATTGAACCGCTGTATGACGACAATAAGCTGCATCATTATGAATTGGGGCTGATATAATGGCAGATGTTAAGGTTACTCTGAATACAAAAGGAATTGAAGATCGTTTTTTAAAACTGCATAAAAAGGCTCAGTACGCTATGTCTCAACAAGCTCTTAAAGATTGCAATTATTATTGCAAGCAAGATCAGGACGGACTTATCAGCAGCAGTATTATGCACAGTGATTTAGAAAACGGTGCGCTTATATGGAAAACGCCTTATGCCAAAAAGCAATATTACCTTGATTCAGCTTGTAAAGATAAGAATCCCAACGCCCAGAAAATGTGGGCGCACAAAGCCGGCTCTGAACACAAAGAGGACTGGCTGGCTATATATGACAAAGTATTCAAAGGAGGGCGGTAAATGGAAGTGCAGACACAAGTATTGCAGGCAGTTTCAAAATTTTTAAATATTCCTATAGGACAACTACCCGAAAAAGGCGGTACTGTAATGGAGCTTGCCCCGTCGTCAACTCCCAGAAGATTTTTTAACGGGGAAAGCTATGATCAGATGTCGGTGCTCATTTTATCAAAAGGTAAATCACAGAAAACTACTCTCGAATCGCTTAATACTGCATGTAATAAATGCAGAACGCTTAATCTGCCAAGCGGTGAAAAATGGCAGATAAAATTAATTGAAATTTCAACCTGTCCCAATTATGTTGGGCAGGAAAAAAACTCAGACGGCATTATGTGGATTTATTCCTGCATTCTGACCGTCAATTTTTATAATATGGAGGGATTTAAATGAATACAAACGGTTCTGTAAATGCGGCTGACTTGTCACTCAATTATGAATATCAGCTTATGGTAAGGACAGGATTCAGCGGCAGTCCCGGCGGTGGAACAACAGAAAATTATGCTCCGGTAGCAGTCGGATTCGATAATATTACCGAATCTTTGAACGAAGTACTTTATCAGTCGGGATTTATTTCTGATAAAGGCTGGGGTTCTTCTTATGTTACGGGCGGACAAATGATAGTAACCCTTACAGGCGTACGAGTTAAAGGAGACAAGGCGCAGGACTATATTTTCAGTGACGAAGTAATGTACGGTTTTGGAAAGGCACGAGAAACAGCTTTCAGAATGATTCTTCCCGAAGGTGATATGGTTGAATGCTCGGCAACTCTTGCTAAAATAACACGCTCAGGAGGTGCGGCAAATCAGCCTACCGCTATTTCAGTTGAAATACATTTTAATGGCGAACCGACATATACAGCCAAGGAAGATATAACAGAATAACAGAAAGGAATAATTATGGCTTATCAGATAAAAAAAACAAACCGTATTACCGAGGACGTAGAATTCCTCGGTGAAAACGGCGAAGTAGAATTGACTGTAAAATTAGACATTGACGTTGAAAGAATTGCAGGAGATTTCCGAAAGGCTCAGATTGCGGTTATAAACGCTGAAAAAGCCGCCAAGGAAAAGCAAACGGATGAAATGCTTGAAACATACGGTAAAGCTATTATTGAATTTATAAGACTTATTTTCGGTGATGAAAATACGCAAAAGCTTATTAAATATTTTGACAACAGATATATTGACCTTCTGTTCCAGACAATGCCATTTATTTATGATGTTGTAGTACCGAGCATAGAAAAAAGCGTCCGTCAGAAAAAACAACTTATAGCCAATAACAACACTTTTTCCAGAAAACAGCGCAGAAAGCTAGGATTAAAATGATTGATATTGCAAAACCGTTAACAAATTTTGTAATATACAACGGCAGAAAAATAAAACTTAACATTTCGTTCGATACCGTTCTTAAGATGTACGACATTTTTAAGGACGGTATTCTTCTGGAGCAGGAAAAAGCACAGTTTGCCCTTGCCTTACTTGTAAAGGGCAGCAAAATACCGGATTTCAAGGTACTTGACATAATTTTCAAGGAACAGATTGAAACTTTTCAAAGACAGTCAAGTAGAAATCAGTTAAGAGTTGTAGATTTTAAGCAGGATTCTTCTTATATCTACAGTTCTTTTCTTATGGATTACGGTATCGACCTTATAGAACAACAAGGAAAATTACACTGGCAAAAGTTTATTTCTCTTTTTCAGGGACTTTCCGAAAAAACAAAAATACGGGAAGTTATGTCCATACGTGCAAGACCTCTCCCCAAGCCTGACAAGCATAATCAGGAGTATATTCATTCGCTTATGGAACTTAAAGCTTATTACGCTCTTGAAATATCCCAGGAGGAAAGGGAACGTAATTTTCAGGAGGGTCTGAAACGCCTTGCGGAAACGTTAATAACAAGAGCAAAAACATAAAGGCAGGTGATCACTATATATGGCTGACGGCGAAATTTTATACGAAGTCAGGGCAAGTTTAGATAAGTTAAGAGAGGATATGCTTTCGGCACAGGACGAAGCGAAAAAAGGCGGAAATAAACTTGCCGATATAGCTAAAGCAGGCGGAAAAGCAATCGCCGGAGGATATGCCGTTATAGGCGGCGCTGCCACAGCCTTAGGAGGGTGTGGTATAAATCTGGCTAACGATATGGATGTTGCTTTAAATTCGATAGCTGCAAAAACAGGAGCGACTGATGCCGAAATGCAAGGGTTTAGAGATACTCTTGAAAGTATCTATCAAAATAATTATGGTGACAGCTTACAAGACGTTGCTGATGTCATGTCAGTTGTAAATCAGCAATTTGGGGATATTAGTCAAACTGATATGTCAACCCTTACAGAAGCGGCTTTTGCTTTTCAAGATTTATCGGGGTATAGCCCCGAAGAAAGCTTACGTGCCGCAAATACATTGATGAATCAATTTGGTTTAACAGCTGAAGAAGCCTATAATCTCATGGTTCAAGGAATGCAAAATGGACTTGACTTTTCAGGCGAATTTCTTGATTCTATCAACGAATATTCAGTGCAGTTCAAAAAAAACGGTTATGATGCCGAGGGTATGTTTAACGTCTTAAAAGCTGGAGCAGAAAGCGGCGCATGGAATCTGGATAAAATCGGTGATGCTGTCAAGGAAAATGCAATCAGAGTTATTGACCTATCTGATTCAACTACTGCGGCATTTGAAGCATTAGGACTTGATGCAGACGAGACAGCAGCAAAATTCGGCGCAGGCGGCGAAAGTGCAAATAAAGCATTACAAGAAGTATTGCTAATGCTATCAGCAATTGAAGACCCTTTGGAACGTAATCAAATAGGTACAGCTCTTTGGGGCACTATGTGGGAAGATCTCGGCGGCGATGTTATCATGAGTACCGGAGACATATCCGATTCGTTTGATAAAACTTATGATAGCATGAAAGAAATACAAGATATCCAATATGACGATTTAGGTTCAATGCTTGAGGGATTAAAGCGTTCTGTTGAAATGCTTGCGCTGCCGTTAGGTGAAGCTCTGATACCTGTACTGACTGAACTTATTGAAGAAGTTCTGCCGGTTATACAAGAAGTTTTACCGGACGTTATAGAGGCATTTGAAACATTTTTAGAACCTGTATTACAACTTGCAAGCGAAGCATTGCCCGGTATTATAGACGGATTTTCACAGCTTATGAGTGATGATTTAATGCCGCTTATGACAGAGGAAATACTTCCGGCGCTTAAAGATGCTTTTGAAAGTCTGCAGCCTGTATTTGACCTGTTCAAAGATGAAATTCTGCCGTTGGTGGTTGACCTGTTTAAGGAACTAATGCCGCCAATTATGGAATTGATAAATAATCTTATTCCACCCCTGGTTGACGTTTTTAATGCGCTGGCTGTTCCTATTATTGATTTTATAAGCAGCTTACTGCCAAGTCTTAAAAGCCTGTTTGAAGGAGTTGCGGACGTTGTAGACATGTTGTCCCCTGTAATTGCTTATCTTGCCGATATGTTTCAGGACAGACTTCAAACCGCATTAAACATAGTAAAGCCTATTGTCGAACATGTTATAACAGTATTCAAAAATATTATAGATTTTATAAAAAATGTATTTACCGGAGACTGGTCAGCCGCTTGGGATAACATAGTAAATATTTTTAAAAGCTGTTTTAATCTGATACCTACCATTGCCGAAAATGTTATAAACGGCGCTATCGGCGTTATAAACAGTTTAATTAACGGCGTAAATAAAATCACTGATAAAATTCCCGGAGACCCCATTGGTCAAATTCCGACTATCGGGGAGGTTTCCCTTCCCCGTTTCCATACGGGCGGTATTATTGATTTTAAAGGAAAATATGAATCCCCTATTATGGCAATGGACGGTGAAATGGTACTTACTGCCGCACAGCAGAAGCGTTTGTTTGATATTGCCAATGGCGCATATTCTCCTGAATCTGTGACAAACAGCAGTAACGTTAATAATCATACAGATGTTAAAATCGAACATAAGAATTATTTTACAGTACGCAGTGATATTGATATAATTCGTATTTCAGAAGAGTTAAGCAGACAAGATAAAAAAGATATTATGTCCATAGGCGGTGATTAATTATGGCTACTTTCACTTTTAACGGAATATCAAGTAATACATATGGATTAAAAATTATTGAAATGCCTCCTCCGTCACGAGGGGGCAATACTGTGGAATCAATAACTATACCCGGCAGACCCGAACAATTAACCAGATCAATTGAAGAATACGAAAATACTGAACTTGAATTTGAGGTTATGATTACTGACATATCAAAAACAAGGGATATTTTCCAATGGCTTAAAGGTAATGGCAAGCTTGTTTACAGTGATGAACCCGACAAATATTACAACGTCATTTCAAATGATGTGATATCTGCTGTACGCATTTCTGATGAACTAAGAAGCTTTGTGATACGCTTTATATGTTCGCCTTTTGCGTATTCTATAAAAAATGATACACTATCCCACATATTTACCGATATAAAGGACAGTCAACCGGAAAAAACGATAAAGGTAACGGCGGGCGGCTCGTATTCCTGCGAGCCATTGTATTTTTTTCGTTGGGCAGGGCGTATTGAAATGGCCGTAAACGGCGGAGCACCGCTGATAATTGACAGCGGAACTGCAAACGGCGAATATACCGATACTTACACACCGTCAGGAAACGGAACGCCTATATATCATTATCTCAGTCCCGAAGCCACAATGTTTATTAACACTTCTCTCAGACTGGCTTACAGACTGGAAAACGGCGTAAGAAAAGTCTGCTGTGAAATGACAAGCGGCAAATTCCCCATGTTAGAACCGGGAGAAAATACTGTCAAATTTAGATTAATTCCGGAATACACATGGGAGCATACAATGCCGGACGGCACCGTAAGACAGTATAAGCATACGGAGCAGAAGCTTCTTGTTTTTGACGTTACTCCCAATACGAGGTGGCTGTGATGAAACAGTATGAATACATTTCCGTTTACAAATCTGATGAAACTGATTTTAGCCATAACGGTATAAGGATTTTATGTCCTACCGAATGTAAAATCACAGAGGTGCTAAACGGTGAATATTCACTGACTCTTACCCATCCGTTTGACGATTTAGGAAACTGGAAATTTCTTATTGAATACAACATTATCAAAGTGCAGGGACAATTATTCCGTATTTACAGAAAAAGCACGTCAATGTCCTCAGACGGAACAAAGCAGCGTACTGTTGATGCAATGCATATTTTCTATGACCTGAATTTCTATTTTATTCGTTCTACCCAATCGGGTATTTTGAACGGTCCAGATGCGCTGAACTGGATAATGTCCCATACATACGATAAACGTGGTTCATTTACAACTGGCAAGCCGACTGACCGTTTTAAATTTTATAGCGACCTCAAAGGCGATACATCATACGAAAATATGCCGTTTATGCATTCTGCATATTATGAGGATATGTCCCCCACTAAGGCGTTATTAGGTGCTGATAATTGTTTTATCAATGTCTGGGGCGGTGAAATCATCAGGGACAATTTCAATGTTACAATCAACAAACAGCGTGGTATGTCGAATGCGTTTAATATAAGTTACGGTGTTGACATGACCGAAATTGAAGAAGATGTTGACCTGTCTGATTATTGCGGTGATTTATATTGGGTAGGAAAATATACATACGATCCGCTGAAAAACGGAGAAGAAGTCACGGCACAATATAACGGCATAGTTAGTTTTCATCGTTTTAATTTACCGCCGCTGCCTGTTGCACCCATGAAATCGTATCAAATTTCTCTCACGGAAACGCAAGTAAGGCAGGAACTGGGAAACAAGTTTACTATTGATGACGTCAAATCTCTTTTCAATAAGAAGGTACAGGACTATATGCTGTTAGAATGTTCGCCTGTTGTCAATTATCGTGTCACATTTGCGAATTTAGTTGATTTTGATTTGTATAAAGGATTTATTAATTTACAGCGTTGTGAACTGGGCGATATAGGAACTATCTATAATGAAGAATTGGGTATAAATACCATTCAGCAGATAGTTAAGAAAACCGTTGACGGAATCACAGGTGAAGTTGTAAGCATAGAATTAGGTTCATTACGAAAAACAATAACCAGTAAAGGACGAATTAACGGCGGTTATGATTCAGTACGTACAGAATTGATAAAGAATGAAATTACAGCCAATAACACATGGTACGGTCTAGGAGATGCAGGCTATACAATGGAACAGTTAAACGCTACATGGGACGAACTGGCAGGAAATAATATTATTCATACGGAGGTGGAATAATGGCAGACGGATTAATAAAAATACAGGGCAGTACAAATGTGGGAAAGTGTGTTGATGCAATAAATGATAACTTTGAGTATCTGGACGGGAAAACGCCTGCCGGTGAAGATATTCTGGAACAGGCAAAGGCGTATACCAATTTCAGAGCGGACGCCATTTCATCGTCCACTAACGAAGCCTTGCAAGCTAGAGTAATGAAAGAAACCGGAAAAGGCTTATCCAGCAATGATTATACAAATTCAGAAAAAGCTAAGCTAGAGGGAATCGAGGCAGGAGCTAATAAAACAATAGTTGATTCTGCATGGGATATCAACAGTACAAACCCAGTTCAGAATAAAATGATTATAGCCGCTTTACAATCACAATCAGATGCGTTGAATTCATCATGTAATGCGCTAAATGCTTCTATCCAATCTTTGAATAAAAAAAGCACAGATTTAGATCGTGCGAAGGTAGATAAAGTAGAAGGGAAAGGATTATCCAGTAATGATTATACTGACGAAGAAAAAGCTAAGCTTGCAGGAATAGCCGAGAATGCCGCAGCATATTTGCCGTTGACCGGAGGAACGATAAGCAATTCAAATTACGGAGAAAGCTTGAAGGTAAACAGAGGACCAACGTCAAGCTCGGCGGCATTGTCAGTAATCGATTATTTAATTAACGGAAATCGAGTCGGTGTGATGGGGTTTGATTCAGATTCCAAGCTGCGCATACGAAACAGCAATAATACTGAAATGGCTGAAATAGATAAAGACGGTACTGTCAGCGCAAAATATTTTAAGCAGTCTCAGTCTGGAACACTTCTTGCTGAAAGCTCAACAGATGAAAACAGTCTGACGGTAACCAATGCTGAGATAGCAAAATATTCACTGCTGTATATGGCTGCAAGCTGGACTCAGCAAGAGACGGTAAACTTTTGTGATGTGATTCCGATTTCCGCTATTGCGGCAGGAGCGGTATTTACAAAGCAAGTTTATACGGGTACAAGGATTTATACTTATACAGTCACCTGTACAAGTGCAGGAGTATTTACATTAACGCAAACTAACTCCACAGGTACGGCAGGTACATTGAGATTAAAATTGTATGTTATTTAGGAGGTGTAATTTATGACGGAAATAATAGTAGCGGCAATATCCTTATTGGGAACACTGGGCGGTTCTCTGGGAGGTATTCTGGTATCAAGTAAAATGACAAATTATCGGATTCAGCAGCTTGAAAACAAGGTTGCGGAGCACAATAATTTTGCCCGAAGAATGCCTGTTGTTGAAGAACAAATAAAAGTCGCAAATCACAGAATTGAGGATTTGGAAAAGGAGATACATAAATGAACATTTTAAAGAAAAGTTGCGTAAAGCGAGCATTGAGAACATTTTTACAGACAGCGGTCGGTTACATAGCGGTCAATATTGCCGCAACGGATCTGACTGTAAAATCCGCTGTTCTGGGACTTTGCATTTCTGCAATATCAGCAGGTATGGCGGCGGTTATGAATTTGAAGGAGAACTAAATGAATAAAATACATAAATACAGAAAAAAGCCTATAGTTATAGAGGCATATAAAACCGACAAACCTGTTGTAATAAAAACACTTGAAGGGGATATGAAAGCTTCTATAGGAGATTTTATTATTACAGGTAAATGGCGAACAATATCCATGTAAACCTGATATTTTTGAAAAAACGTATGAAGAAGTTTAGTTTTTTTCTTTATTTGATGTGTTATTAATGTTTACATGAATAGATTTCCATTGATTATTTTCAGATGAAATAATTTGTTCTATGTTTTTAACAAACATGTTTTCTACTGTTTCGTTTGTTGTATTATACGGAGACGATTTTGTTAAAAAAACATATTTTTGGTATTTTAATAGTTCGCATGTGGTTCTGTATTGTATCCAGTTTTCATGATAATTGAATAATTTAGTCAAAGATTCTAAAATTGTAATAATAATTCCAAATATTCCTACAATTATTGATATTAAGAACGTATTGCAATATCCGGATAACAAAGGTATTATTGCAGCTAAAATAATCTCGACTATTTGTATTAATTTATATCGTTTTTGGCAAAGCAATGATTTTTTATCATACCAAGCGATTTGTGGATCTAATCGGTTTGTTATATATTCTTGTATATTCATATTTTTCTCCTTAAGAAATCTAATATTATAAATATACATTATTTTCCAAGAAATGTCAAATATTTTATAA